ACAGCCTGGCCCGCGGTAAGCGTGCCCGCGGCCGTGTAGGTCTGCGCGAAGGATCCAGGAATTGCATATTGAAGCGAGGTAGCCATTTTATTTACTCCGAAGGGAGAGGGTTAGAATCAATTAGGAAAGGCGGCCAGCGGCGCGGGCCTTGTCAATTCGAGAATACATCTCCGAAACGAAAGCCTGCGTCCCCTTGCGGTGGCGGCCTTCCTTTTCAATCTCCGAGATAATATCCGCGGCCGTAATCTTCGCGGCAAGCGTCGGCGCCTTCGCGGCCGGAGCGGCAAGGCTAGAACCTGAGCGAACCGAAACGCCGGCATAATCGCCGAGCAAGCCGGCGGCGCCAGCGGGATCGCCCTTCGCGAGGCTCAGAGCATAGGCCCGAACGTGCGCGGGGAGCAGGGCGCCGCTTTCAACGTGGCCCTGGACAATCTGAGCGATCTTAGCCTCGCCGAGCGGGGCCACCTTGGCCGCTACACGGGCGGCCATATCTTCGGCGGCCTTTGCCATCGTGACGGGCGCGGTGGCCGCCTTCGGGGCCATTGCGAGGGCTTCGGGGGCCTCGCCCTCGCCTTCCGCTTCCTCGCCTTCCTCGGCGGCTTCCGCGGCTTCCTCGCCGGCCTCTAGGGCCAGATCCTTCGCCTGCATTTCTAGAACCTTGTCCAGCTTCGCGGCCAGCTCGCCGAGGCGCTCGGCGTGAGGGGCGAGAAGCTCGCCGAGAAGGTCCCGCATTTGCGCGATCTGCGATTCATCGAAAGCGAGAGAAACGCCGTTGACTTCCGGCTTGATTTCATAATCCATCTTTTCACCTTTTGCGAATAGACGCCGCGCAAATCCGCGGCGATAAACTGCGATCGTTTCAACGCTCGGCGATTCGGCGAAGGCCTCGGGCGGCAAGCCATCCCGCGCGCTGGGGATTGATTCGAAAAATCCGACGTCCACAAGGGCCGCCGCGAACATACACTCTCCCGCGATTCGTGAGCCATCGGCAAGCGTGTAATCCTGAGCCAGGGCAATCGAAAGATCCAGCCATTCGCCGCAATCGATCTGACACCATGCGCGGGGCGTCCATTCAATACAGGCCCAGAGCCCGCCCTGGTAGGGGCCTAGGCCGTCGCAAACGTGAACCCCGCAAATCGTGCCGGCCCTTTCGAGCGTGGCCCCCGTTTCGCTTCCCTGCAAACGCAATTCGATCGCGTGCATATAAGAAACGGGAAGGCCCTTAGCCTTCGCGCCCTTCGCTTCCTGAGCCGCGAAAAGCGATTCAGTCGCCGCGCCGATCGCCTGCAATTTGTCCAGCGTGTAGATCCGCGTTTCGCCGCCGAGATCTTCCGCCTGATTCAGGGGGAGGAGCAAATGCCAGCGCGTGCGGTCCATCGATTCCGCCCGCTCGGCGCCGTAGCGGCGAAACAAACGCGCCTCGCCCGAGGGCGTGGCCCGCGATCCGCTGAGGTTCGCAAATGCGATTTGCGAGGCGTCAAACATATTTATCCGAAAAGGTTACAGCACGCCACAACGTCGGTTGCGGAAATTCGCACAAGGCGGATCGTCTGCAAATGCGAAGGCGAGATCGTAGCGTCGCTGGTATCAGAAACCAAAACCGTCACATTTGTAACGCCGGTCGTGACAAGGTTAGCGGTCGCGCTTTTGTTATAAATCTGGAAATCGAAATAATCGCCGACCGCCTTCAAAACGCCGCTAGTGCCATTCGTGAGGGCGGCAAAGCTGGGAAGCGTAACAGTGCGATTTGTGGCAGAAGCGTTAGCGGTGTAAAAGCCGGTGAGCAAATCGGCGACCGTCAAAACAACGGCCGCCGTAATTGTTCCGCCATCCGTTCCTGCGCCATCGCCGAAAGCGATCGGGGGCAGGGCCGCCGCGCCGTTTCCGTTCGCATTCTCGCCGCGTCCGGTGAATACAGGATCGACAATTAGGACTGAAGCCAATGGGCCGCGATTTGCCATTTTACTACCTTGGGAAGCGCCCCGCGAAGGGGCGGCGTCAATTGAATTGATCTTCTAATAGAATCTCCCCAGCGGGAAATGCAAGCGGAATTACTGCGAAACCTCGCCGACGCCTGAGCCTTCAAACTTTCCAGGCGCCGCGGTCCCGAATTTATAAACGTAGATACAGCGGCAAACGTTCCCATAAGGCCCGAGCGTCGAAAGGCAATTTTTATTCGGCGGGCGGTTTTGGATATAATCCGCCGAGCCGAATTCAAAAACCTCCCCGTCAACGGCCCTGCAATTCGAGCAAGTTACTTTGTCCATTATCGCCGAATAGGTCGCCAGCTCCACCGGCGGCCCTTCGACGCGGGCGACTTCCTCGCGGGTTAGGTTCGCCGTTTGCGTAACAGCGTTGACGGCGAGCTTTTCCCAGGTCGCAAGGGGCAGGGCCAGCCCTGAAACTGCGGCGAGGGATTGCCCCCCTGTAGCCTCTACCGCGGCCGCTTCGCGAAGGCGCCGGTTCAAATCATCGTTTATTTGATTTGCGAGAATCGAAGCCCGAGCGGCGACAACCTGATCCAATTCAGCCGCGAAAGTTTCGGGCTCGGGCGAGGGCGTCCAATTTGAACCGGCCTGCGCCTTGATCTCGCTGAGCAATTCGCGCCGGTTAAACTGCGACCAATTCGCGAGCAAAGGCGCAAAGGCCTTTTGATATTCCTCGAAATAATCCACGGCGAGGCCCGAGATTTTATTAACCTGCCCCGCGGCAATAAAGGGCGCGGCGAGCTTCGCAAAATCCGCCCGCTGGCGCTCCCCGATCGCGTCGGCAATCGCCGTCAACGTGGTCCCGCTCGCTTGAATTCCTGAATACAGGCGGGACCACGCTACGGCCTTTTCTGCCCCATTCAATTCGCGGAACGTCGCGAAGGCCTGCCCATCCCTGCCGAAAACCATAACGGCCGGTTTTGCGGCCCTGAGGCCCTTTCCAGCTTCCCGCACGCGATCGAATTCCGCTACCTTTCGTTCTGCCCAATCGCGGCCGGCATTTCCGCCCCATAGATCCCAGGCAATTCGCCCAGCGGAGGGAAAACCATCCTCGCCCGAATTAAAACCCTCGGCGTCCCGATCTACGGCGTGCCTGGCAAAAAATGATTTCATCCGGCGGATCGTTTCCTCGCTGAGATTTTTACCGCCTGCAATATCTCGCGCCCGAGCTACGCCGACTTCCGTTCCGCCGCGCTTGAATTTCGCGCGCCATTCTAGCGCCCTGGCGGCCGCTTCCCGCATTGCGCCCGTCGGCTTAGTATCCACCTCGCCTAGGCCCTTTGCCATATGAATAAAGGCCGCTTCTGGCCCCGCGTCCGTCACAAGGGCCAGCCCGTCAAGCTCGCCGCTTTCGGCCCAAGGCCCGAGGGCCACGCCTTCGCCCGCGCTTTCGGGGCCATCTGTTACATCGTCGCCGGCCATTTCCTCGCCGAATTCCTGAGCCTCGGCGCTAGTGGCGATTTTCTTAATCGCTGGCGCGGCCGTAGGATTTGAAATTGTGAAATCTGAGATCGGGAAACCGATCTGAGCCTCCACCATTTTCTTAGCGGTATCTTCGGGGACGCCCGCGGCAGAAAGCAAAAGAATTGCGGAAACCGGCGCGATCGGATTCGGATTTAATTCAGTAGCTACCAAACTACCCAAAACTTGCTGGGCCACCTGCAAGGCGCCGACGAGAAGCGGGGCCGATTTGTTTTCATTTCCGGCCATTTCCTGATCCTCGGCGCTATCTTCCGCGCTGGTATAGGGAACGCCAACCGTATCGCTCAGCGATCGAATATCCTCGGGCGTGTAAAGGGGCGAGCCGTCCGGATTCACAAGCGCCCGCACGCGGCCGACGCCTTCCCAGATATTCAAAACCTCGGCGTCCGATCGCGTCATTATGCCATCGATCCGCAATTCAGGAACAACCGCAAGATCGCCAATTAAAACATCGCACGCGGTTTGAATCCACGTCCGGCGGCTTGATTTGATTTGCTCGGCGTATCCCTGCAATTGCCGCAATCTCTCCGCTTGTTGAACGTCGGCGAGGTTATAACTTCCGCCATTCTGCCCAATTTCGGAAGCGAGCGCGCCGAGGGATCGCAGAATTTCTTTATCGAAATATTCCATCGCGGCGAGAAAGCCGGTGTCTGAATCAAATTGGAGCATTTCCATCGTGACGCCAGGCGGCAGGCCCATATAAGCCTGGCCCGAATAAAAGAAATCTTTAGCGGCCTGAGCGATTGAATCCGAAACGCCCTTAGCCTTCGCGCTTTCGGAATCCATTTTAAACAGCGGGAAACCGTTACCCCATTTGCGCCTATGCATAAGCGCCGACACAAACCATTCCGTTTTGCCCTGCGACGCATACCACGCCGCGCGCAAATCGCTGAGCCCTTCCAAATTCAGGCCGATCCGCTGATTTGAAACTAGAAGCAATTTCCGCGAATCAATTACCGGCATACCTTGGACCGTAATACCAGGGACCGCCACATCGGCGAGCAAGCCAGGCGAGCCCGAGGCATTTTGAACCACGCCAAGCCATCGCTCCCGCTGGTCCCAAACCCAACGCAAAACCGAGCTTTGCGCCCTATGCTCGACAAACGTTGTCCGGCGGCGCCCCTGCAAAGTCGGGTCTATTCCGAATTCGTGCAAAACGAATCCAGGAACCATCGAATAACTTTGTTCGCGGATAATCTGCGACGGATCCAGATCGGGGTTGTGATACCATTCGAGATTTAGAATCTCAGCGGCGCGCTCGGTAGCCTCCCGCATTGCGGCGCCGGCTTTATAACGATCTTCGGGCCTCATTCCAGGCGCGGCCGCGATAGCCTCCCAATCTACATCGGGCGCGGCGTAATATTCGGAAGCCTGCGCCACCCTTTCGACCGTGGCCCGAATCGCATTCCGCGCCACCGGATTTGATCGCGCCATCCTTTCAAATTCGCCTTGATCGTAGGTTAGGCCGCGGGCCACTAGGGGCTTGAGCTGGGTTTTATTTTCGACCTGAGGAAGGCCGCCGGCCGTAGGGGTTCCGCTTAGGCCCTGTTTATTCGGCAGATCTGCGACCTCGGCGATTAGATTCAAATAGCGATCGGCTTCCCCTCGGGCGGCAAGCCTCCGCTTGACGCTCGGCGCCCGCGGGATCTCGCTTCCCATTTGCACTAGAATCGCCTCGGGCTGGATATCTTCGGGCCGGCGGATCGCGGGATTCCTGAACAGCGCCGAATCGTCAACGCCGCCGAGATAATCCGCGGGGTTAGGAATTCGGCCCGAGCGAACGGGCGGGGCGTCAACCCGCACTAGCTCGGCGACGCGCCGCCGGCCCCGTTCAATAGTGTCCCGCGTGAAATCTCCCGCCACGCGGGCGGCCTTTTCGTAAATTCCCATATTCGATCCCTCGGCTTAGGTTCGGGCCATCCTAACGCCCGCAATCCGCCCCGTCTAGCAGGGGCGAAGCCTCGGGCCTAGTATCTCCCCGCTTCCCTTCCTGCCCCTACCTCTAAAGCCCATCCGAGCCGCGCCATTTCACAACCTGCGCGCCGTGGTAATCTGCCCCCTTCGGCGGGCGATACTCTCCCCCGCCTGAGATTACAGGCGCGTCCATTTGATTCAGGCCCAGCGTATGCGGCAGGCAATACCGCGCGCCATGCACTAGGGCGTCTATTCGGCCAGGGGACCACCGGCGCGAGCCGCGCGGGGGATCGGGATCCCAGCTCACCATTTCATCTTCTAGCCCTTCTAGCCGCCCCACGTGGCAAAACTGGCCCAGCCTGTAAAGGTTCGCCACAGGAACCGCGCGAGCCGCCTTGCTCCCCACGGCGTGAATCAGAATCACAGGGACGCGGGGATCAACCGCGGCGAGGGTTAGCCGGACCATCTCGCCGCCCTGATTTTGCTCGGCGACAATACAGCCGGCCCCTAGGCGCCAGAATAGATCGATCGCTCGTCTGGCCCATTCCTCGGGGCCGTAGCGGCCTGATTCATCGGCGATTGCGTAACCGATTCCACCGGCGGCCCCTACCGCCACGATCCCCGCTTCGTCGGCGGTTTCGGAATTTGAAATTGAAGGATCGATCGAAACGCAAATGCGGTCCATCGGCGGCGCCTGAGCCAAACGATTTCGATCGATATCTTCAAAACTCCAAAGGGCGCCAGGGGAATCGTCCAGAAATTCACCTAGCAGAAAGCGAGCGCGGCGCCGTGTATCCATTGCGTCAAGCTCGGCGAGGTAATCGGGCGAAAGGCGGGGATTTGACGCGGGGTTAATCTGCGCGGCATAATACCAAGCCCGATTTGCGATCGGGCCGCCGCTCGGGCTTTGCCCTTTTAGCCATTCCTGCGCCGTCCAGTGTTTCGAGCCCGAGGGATTCAAATCGTAAAAGGCTCGGGCCGGCATAATTCCCGAGCCATCCGAATATCTGCAAACCTGCGCCAAACGGGAGCGAACCAAGGGAACAACCGACCAAGGGATTTGAGAGGCCTCATTTAAATAAATCGTGACGAATTCGAGGCCTAGCAATTTCTCGACACGCTCGCCCGAATCCAGCCCCGAAAAATGAATTTCGGATCCGTTAGGGAAGCGGGCGATCTGATCCGACTGATTCAGCGAAACGGCGACACCTGCGAAGCGGTCCCGCAATACATCGGAAAAGGTCCCGAGCATAACAGACTTGCGGATCGCGTTGTGATTCAGGCGGGCCACAAGGTGGCGCGAACCGGCGGCCCGAAGCGCCCGAAGGATCACGCTAAAAATCAGCATATAAGTTTTGCCCGAGCGCGATCCCCCATACAGCAGAACGTGCCGCGGGTCCCGCTCCGCGATAGCTTCCCAGATCTCTACCTGGCGCGGCGACCATTCGAGCGAAGCGGCGGAAGCGGAAGCCATAGCGGGAGGCCTGCAAAGGGGGCGAGAAAGCGAGCCAAGCGGCGAGCCCTGCGAATCTACCTCCCCGCGCCTGCCCCCGTCAATTCCGCCCCATCCTGAGCCATCCCCCGCCCGCCCGTCAAACCGTCCAGCCCGCCAAGCGATCCCCTCATTTTTTTACGGGGCTACCCCATTCCACCTTAGCAGATCTCCCTTGCGCCAGTCAACACTGAAATTGACGAAAAGCGAGGGGAAAGATCGGCCTGCTAGTCGCCCTTGATCCGTGGCCCGAACGGGGTTAGGCCTGCCCCTACCGCTAGCCGCCGCGCCTCCCCTTCCGCCGCCGCTAGCCCTGGCCCTCGGCGGGCGGTTCCTCACCCTCTCCCGCCCGCCGAGCGGCCTCCCCCGTCCAGCCTGCAAAGGTGGCCCCGAAGATCGCCGCGCCGATCTTTCCGCTGGCCCTTCCTGAGCCGCGCCCGTAACCTTGCGAATAGACTAGGTTTTGCATTGTGATAAATCGTCAACGCAAAGGTTGACAGGGGGAGCGGAGAGGCTACAATAGGGGGACCAAGGCGAGGCAATCCGGCCCCCGCCCGAACCTGAGGAATCCGAAATGAACACCGCCCCCGCCACTACCGCCGACAACCTCTCCGCCACGCTGGCCCGCCTTGACGCCGCCGCTACACACTACCTCGCCGAGGTCAACCGGCTGGACGCCGAATGCGCCGCCGCAAAGGCCGCCGGCGACACGGCCCAGCTTGACGATCTCCGCTACGATCGGACGCACGCCCTGTCTCGCTTCAATTACGCTTGCGACCGCGCCGCCACGCTTCGCGCTTCCCGCTAATCCCTGCCCCCTTCCCCCTGTAAAGGATCCGACAAATGAACGCCGATCAAGCCATTTCCCTGCAATCCCTCCTCTTGAAGCTCGCCGCGCCCCTCGGCGGCGAATGGACCCCCGCCCGCGCCACGGTTGGCGACATCGCGATCCAGGCCCGAACCGAAATCAATGGCAATCCTGTAATCGCGATCGTCACCTTGATCGAAGGCCGGTCCCTTCACATTTCGCGCGAGATTCAGATCGGAAAGGCTGGACGGGGCGCCGCCGCCGGTGGGGTCGATTTCCGCGGCTGGGCCTGCACGTCCCTCGCCGATCTGGAATTTGACACCATCGCCGAAGCCTTCGATCAAATCCGCGCCGAGGTAGCGGAGGCCCAGCGCGCCGCCGCCGCTGAGATCTCCACCATCCGAGCCGCCGAAGCCGCGGCCGCCCTTAACTAACCCGCTCCCCCCTTCCTGAGGTCCCGCAAATGAATCTGAGCCCCTTTCCACCCGTTCCGCTCGCCGAGCAAATTCTAGACCTTAAATGCGCCATCGCCCGCGTTGACGCTGAGATCGCCACCTTTCCAGGCTGGGCCACGATCGCCCGCGATTTTCACGCCCGCGGCCTTTTGAGCGCCGAAGGCCTCGCCGCTTCCCTTGCTACCTGGGCCAAGGGCGCGGCGACTTCCGAAATGGTCGCCGGCCGCCTTCGCGCCGAGCTGGACGCCCTGCAAACCGCCCTCGCCGCCGAGGAAAGGGAAGCCCTCGCCCGCGCCATTGTGGCGGCCCCTCGCTTTGAATGGGCCAGCGGTATGCAATACCTAGTCAACGGGCGGCTATACACGCGCCTTGCCGACGATGATTTTTTCGGCAAAATCATTCTGCCACCGGATCACATTCCCGATCTTACCGACGCCCGCACGCTGGACGCCCTCCGCTACTTGGCAAGGGTTAGCCGCGAAGCCTCGCCCGCTGAAATCCTCGCCGCTTTGCAGGTGGCGCCGTGACCCCCGCCGACGCCCTCACAGAATGGGGCCGGCGCGCGGTAGATTGCCCCCGCTTCCGCTGGTCCCCTGGTATGCTCGCAATCGTCCCGCCTGCAAACGATGGGGCCACCGGCTACACGGTTCGCCTTATTGAAGGGAGCGGCCCCGTCAATTCGGCGCGGGCCTTTCCTGACCTCGCCGACGCCGCCACGCTCGGCGCCTTGCTCGGGCTAGTGCGCGAGGAATGGGGCGCCCTCGCTTTTCCAGATCCTAGTTTCGGGGGCTGGAATGTTCGCGGGGCGCGAGGGCCGCAAGGCCTCGGCGTCAACCTGGGAATCTGCGAAACAACCGAAGCCGGCGCCCTTGTCGCCGCGCTAGAATTGGCCGCCCTGCCCCCCTTTCCGTAAGGTCCCGCTATGCTCCCCCGCCCCTGCTACACTACCGCCGCCGAAGCCCGAGCCGCCGCCCTTACATCGGGCCAGCTCGAAACTTGTGCATACTCGGGCGACAATTGGGCCTATCTTTTCGAGCGCGCCGAATTCTCGCGCCGCTGGACGGACGGGACCACATACGCCGGCGAGGTTGACGGCCGCCGCTGGGCCGTTCGCTTGCTTCGCCGCTCCCCCGCGAATCTTGCCCCGCCTGAGCCTAGCGCCGAGCCTGCCCCCTATGCTATCCCGCCCCGCAATCTTCCCCCCTGCCCCTAAGGCCTGCAAATGAATTTGAAGCCCGCCCCCCTCGCCGAGATTGCCGCGGCCCTTGCCGCCTCCCCCGTTTTCGATTGGATCCCTGGTATGCTCGCAATCCTACCTGAGGGCGGCGAAATCAAAGGCGCCGCCGTTTCGCGCGTGACAGAAACGCAAACGATCCCGCTCCCCGCCGGCGCCATCCCCGATCTTACCGACGGGGCCACGCGCGGCGCCCTTCTAGACCTTGTGCGCGCCGCCTGGGCCGATCCTACGATCTGCCCCTACCGCGTTAGCGATCAAACTTGGGAGGTATACAGCGAAGCGAGCGAGGAACAGGGCGACACCTGGCCCGTTACCTTTGACCATCCCGAGGAAGGCGGCGCCCTCGCCCTTGCCTTGCTCGCCTCGCGCCAGCCTGCCCCGTAATGCGCCGGATTATCCGCCCCGATACGTTGACGCCCGCCGAGGTGGCCCGCTCGCAAATGCGCCTCGCCCTTCGGGAGCTTCGAGACGCGGAAGATTCACGCGCCCGCAATCCCGAACGCTACCGCCTCGCCGGCCTGAGATACGATCAAGCCGCGGCGGCCTTCCTAGCCGCTTCGGGCCTGCCCCCTGCAAAGGCGAGCGACCTAGGCGCCTGAGCCATCCCCGCGGGACCTAGCAGGGGAATCAGCCGCCCCGCGCCCGAAGATCCGACAATCCAGGCGCGGGACGGTTGACGGGCTTTCGCCCCCCGTGGCCCAGCCGCTACCGCTGGACGCCGAGCCCGTCAAGCGGATCGGAAGATCGAACGGCGCCGATCTTTCTGCAAACAATCTTCGGGCCTTCCTGAGCCGAACGCCGCAAACCCGCATAGATCCTTGCGATCGTCGCCCTTGCCTTCCCTTGCCTAGTGTCAACGCAAAGGTTGACTAGTAACAGTGTAGGGGTTAGGATAGGTGACACCAAGGGAGGCAAGCCCGCCGCCCTGCAAACCGGAGAGAGACAAATGAACAGCCCCGCCCGCACGCCCGCCAACGCACAGCACGCCGCAAAGCTCGCCGCCAAACTTGCCAAGGCCCTGGCAAAGGGCGTGGCCCTCTCCGCTTCCGCGAAGGCCCGCGAAATCAGCGCCGAGGCTACCGCTTACGCTAAGGCCGCAAAGGTCGCCGCCGACTACAGCGCGATCGTCGCTGGGACGCCCGAGGCCCAGGCGGAAGCCATCGCCAGCGCCTTCGCCTTCGCCCGCCTTGTGGGGCGCCTTGCTACCGACGCGCAAACGGAAGCCCTCGCCGCTGGCCCCCGCTAGTCGCTGGGCCACGCCCGAAGGCGGGCGCAATCCCCGCCCGCGATTCTCTCCCCCTACCCCTTGCCAAGGATCCGAAAATGAACAGCCCCGCCGAACGCTTCGCCGACAAGATCGCCGCCCTTCCTACCGAACAGCTCCGCGATGTTATCGCCGGCCTCTACCGTGACACCCGCCCCGCCGCTTCGATCGCCTTCAATCTCGCCCTGGTAGAATTGGAAGGCCGGATCCCTGAATCTGATTTCGTGAATTTCTGCGATAGCTTCTAAAGCGTCGCGATAGTTTCGCGCCATCCCTGCCCCATCCCTGAGGCCCCGCAATGCCGATCCCTGCCCCTCGCCCTGCCCCTACCCTCGCCGAGCTGGACGCCGCTAGCCTTGCCGCTTGCGAGGTTCGCGAAGCCGCGAACGCCGCCGCCCTTGCTACCGCGGGCCAGCCGATCCGATTCCACCCGCAGGCCGCCGCGATTCTGGACGCGGTAGGAAGGGCGACGCGGGAAAAGATCGATCGCTACCTGGACGCCGTGGCGGCCGCGAAGGTGGCCCCCGCTCCCGTCCAGCCTGAGCCCGCGAAGGCTTGCCACCTTCCGCCCGCCTAGCAGGAAGATCGGACGGGCGGATCTTCCGATCTTCCGCCGCCGATCTTTCTGCGAAAAATGCGACAAGGGAAAGGGGCGATCGCGCAAACCCGCATAGATCCTAGGGATTCGCCGCCTTGCCTCCCTTCCCTTGTGTCAACCTTTCCGTTGACTTGTCACAAGGGAGGGGCTAAGGTAGGGGAATCACAGGGCGAGAGCCCGCAAACAAAGGAACCGAAAATGAACGCCGCCCGCCTTGCCATCCTGAACCAGATCGCCGCCGAGACTTCCGCCATCCTCGCCGGCTCGCTTATCGTTTCGAGCGAGCCGCACGAAATCGCCGCGATTCAGCGCGAGCTGGCCCAGCCTTTTGAGGCCTCGCTTGATTTCCACCATTACGGGCGCCGGACCGACGAAGCCGGAATCTGGCAGATCGCCTTGTGCCGCGCTTGCCGCGGCAAGCGGGCGGCCATCCTTTCGGCGCATTTCGCCCGCTTCGCCCTGGCCGCCTAAGGGCCATCCCCGCGAAGGGCTCGGCGACCTGAGCCGCTGGGCCATCCTGCCCCCGCCTTCCTGCCCCGTCTAGACCTTAGCCTGAGCCGCCGACACTACGATCGCGATAGGCGCCATCCCGTCGCCCTCGCTCGGGCCGCCGATCTTGACCTTGGCCGCGGCGTCCAGCCCTAGCAGGCGGGCGCGCCTATCTTCGATCGCAAGGTAGGTGGCGATCGCCTTCGGGTCGCCGGCCTCTACCTGGGGCCAGATTGCCCCCATCGCGACGCTTAGCCGATCCTGAGATTCGGCCACGTGGTCAACGCACGCGCGGGCCACCTCGGCGCGGGAATCCTGTAGTGCGCGAGCGATCAAAAGTTTCACATAGCATTTCGAGATTCCCAGCTCGGCGGCGATCTCGCGCGGCAATTTGCCGGCGAGCCGCAAGGCCCAGACCTTGGAGCGGTAGTCAACGCGCTGGTGTCGTGTGAATCCCATAGGGGCAAGATACGCCCGCCCCCTGCCCCTTGTCAACGGTGGCGCCCTCGCCTTCCTGCCCCATCCTGAGCGATACCAGGGGCAGGCCTGAGCCGAACCCGCTACGCTTGCAAACTAGTGTAGGGGAAACGGCCCAGCCCCGAACCGCTGGACGCGGAACGGGCGAGCTTGCGAAACGGCCGGCCCCTCCCTTACAGCCTGCCCCCTCCCTTCGATAGCCTGGCCCTATCGGTCCCGTTCCGCCGACTGATAGCCTGAGCCTATCAACCGAACGGTTGACGCCCGAGCGCCTTCCCCGCCTTCGGGCCAGCTCGCCGGCCTGCCCCGCTGGGCAATGCGCCAGGGCGACGCGGCCCCCATCGCGAGGAATCGGATTAGCCCTTGCGCCCTTCGCCCTTTGATCTTCCTGCGAAAAATCGACGGGAGCGGGCGAGCCTTCACGCGGGCGCGCGCGAGGGCCAGCGGGGGCCACGGCCTCCCCTCGGGCCGTCGTCACCCTCTCCCCCAACCTTTATCCAGAAATTTGGAGAGGTCGCGCGATAGGCAAAAACTATCAAAAACGGCGCTCGCGTCCAACCCATTGATCCACAAGGGAAATCCCGCCCTTTTCCACAGGATAACGCTTCGACTTTGATCGAAGGGACCAAACAAACCGACCGGTCGGTTTTTTTTGAAATGTTCGGGCGTCCACCTTGCTCGCCCCGCTCGCTTCCCCTTCCTCGCTTCGCTTCGCCCTTCCTCGCTTCGCCTCGCTCGCCCTGGCCCTTACTTGCTCGCCCAGCTCGCCCAGCCTGAAAAAATGCGACAAAAAAAGCGACAAGCGAAGATCGAACCGGCCTCGGCTACCCCATCCCCAAAAATCTAAAAAAATCCCTAGGCGACTTCGGGGCAGGCTGGGCCAAACTCGCCGAAGGTCCCGCGGCCCGTAGCGTTTGGCAATCCTGAGCCATCGCCAGGGGCCAGCCTCGCGCGCGCGCGCTTCTAGCAGTAAGATCTTTCTGATCTGATCTTGATCTAGGGAAGGGAAAGGAAGGGAAAGGGAAAGGGAAAGGAAAGGGAAGGGAAGGGGGGAGAC